AACGCCCTCTTTTTCTTCTAGGTTTTTTTTCATCTTTTTTGGTTACATATCCCCATTCTTGCTTTGTCCACCTCTTTAAACTTTTTTGAGTTTTCTTTAAAGCCATTACTTGTATCCCCCACCTGCTTTTTTATAAGCCCTGGCTAACATTTGGGCTTTTCTTGCAGACCATTGTCCAGCTCTTCCACCTTTGCTGCCTGCTTTTATCCTATAAAAAAGTCTTTTTCTCATTGCAGGCTTTGTATAATTACCTGCCTCATTTACTCTAGATTTTGACCTTGTCTTTCTTTTACTTTTCCTTCTCATCTTCCAACCTTTCTCATTGCGGACTTATGAGATTGACCAAAAGTTTTGCCTTTACGCATAGCAGAAACCATAGCACGAATATGTTTTTTCGTGTGATGCTTAGAATGTCTACGCATTGCAGACTTCTGTCTTTTTTTTAGCCCTTTTAAACTTATTCCTTTCAACTTCATTACCACTTTACCTTATTAGCCCACCACGCAGCACTCATTTTTCCTCTAGCAATATTTTTACGATGCCTTGCTTTAAATGATTTACGTTTTGCTTTCATTCTAGCAGATTCACCTTTCCTGGCTTTACCTGCTGTTTTAGCACCTTGTTGACCAAATCTAATCAACTTTACCTTACTGCCAACTTTAGCAAGAACAACGTGAGATTTTTTAGGATGACGAGGTGTCCTTTTGGGTTTATTATACCCACTTAGATTATACCTTGTCAGTCTTGAGTCACGTTTTCTAGCCATTACTTACTTCCAAAAACTTTAGAAAAGAAACCTTTTTTCTTTTTTTTACCCTTAACAATCTTTTTTCCTTTCTTTTTTTTCTTTTTTACATCATCCATGTTGTACGCCATTACATTATATGATGGGTGGGTTGTTGCTTTTACTTTTGAACTATCTACTTCACCTGATAAAGTGAATATTAAAAATATTGATAACATCTACTTACCCTTAAATAACCCTTCTACTATATCAGTAACTACATCAACACACTTTTCAAAAAATATTTGCTCTTTTTCTTCAGAGACAAAGGGAATGTCAATTCTTTTATTAATTGCTGTGGCAATATTTTCTGTCATCTCATCTGAAGATAAATGTTTAACTGCCTCTTCTTTCATTTTATCTGCTTGCTCTTCTGCGAGTTTTACAAGCATTGATTTAATATCCATTATACGAACCTCATTATTACGTTTACGATTATAGGGAAACTTACAACTGATACTGTTCCCCAAACTTGAATTTTTGCCAACTGTGTTTCATGGCTGGCTACTTTTCCATTCAATTTTTCTAAATGCTTTTCCACCCTTGCAAGCATATTAAATATTGTTCTTTGGCGTTCATCCAGTTTAACCATCATGGTCAAAAGGTCTTTTTCATTGCCCATTAGTGTTTACCTCCGCCATTAATTCTTCCAGATAAATAACTTATTTTGTCAGACAAATCATCTATTTCTTTCATCATTGACTCATGCCTTCTATTTCTTTCGTCATTCTGCTGCTCTGACTCACGCTGTATCCTGTCAAGTAACTTTAAAAGTATTCCTTCAACATTGTTGGTGGTTCCTTCAGCTTTTGCAATATCAACTGAAATTTTATCAAGACTTTCATTCTGTGCTGACTGCGATTTAATTAAATTTGTAATCATAAACCCAAAAAGCAACGAGATTACTCCTGTTGCTCCTAGCGTTCCATAGGCTTCCAGCATTGCTGTTGTATCCATTAATCACCCTTACCTAATACTTTTGAAAGAAGCGACTTATTCACTTCTTCTAATTCTTGTTCTTTATATTTCTCTAACCGACCTACTCTTTCATCAACCATGTTCTCGTACTCGATCAGACTTTCTTTTATGTGTTTTATCTCATTAGCATTATTACTAATGTTTGATTTTAATGTGTACCAACCACCAGTTAATGTGACAATAAGAAAAACAATTTGAACTGCCCATTTAACTGATATATGAATCTGCAACTCATCATTCAATGGTTTGTTCATTTAACTTCCCAGCCAGCTATAGACCAGCCTGAGTCACACCCTGTTAACGTAAGTATAATTAACAGGAATATTGTAACTCGTACTAATAACTTCAAAGTCTCCATTTTTTAATTTTTTTATCTTTTTATTCATAATACCATCCACCAAGCCATTGCGGTTTCTACGATAATATCTGAAATGGTATTGTATGCCCACTTCTTTTTACTTCCATAAGGTTTCCAATTTTCTATATAATACTCGAAAACTTCCCAGGCAATACCAACAATAAAAACTCCCATAACGCACCAAAATGAAGTCCAACCCATCCATTGAAATATCTTACATAAAAATGCACCTGCTGCTATATGGTAAGATGTCCAGGCATCTAACTGACCAGTTCTCTTTTGCCATTGCACTAATTTTAATAGTGGGCTATTCATTTGCTTTCTACCTTATTATTGACCAATTTATGCTTTACCAGGTCGATACGCCCTTGACTACTGCCATGTAGTTCAGTACACTTATTTACATAAGCAGTTTCTACAACCTCAAATGAGTTTGACTTTTTAACAATTTCTCCATTTACAACAAGAAAATAATCGTATGAGTCTGGATATTTAAGAGACTTTAAAGTTCCGTCACTTAACTGAATTGTTTTAGTCATCCCCTTCTTATTATTTCTATGAATAACAATATCGTGGTCAAGGGAGCATCGCCTTACAATCATTACTCTACTTCAGCCTCTACAACTTCAGGTTCTTCTAATGATGCACGAAGCAAATTAACAAATGCTTCTTTACCAACAGCTAACTGGTCAGCCATAAACTGATTCGTACTCTGTTTGTTTTGCAAATCATTAATATGATTTACCATCATTTTTTGTTCATCAGTCATATCTTCAATAACATATTCTTTGTCATCAAGATTCAAGACTGGCTTCTGTTCTTTTTCTTTTTTAGCCATTATTGACTCCTTGTTTAGTTAATTATTTTACAAAATACATTTCTACTGTATCAGAAACATCTTTCATTTTAATCCAATTTGATGCAACTGGTTGACCTTTGGTAATTGGTATTTGACCAAGTAAACCAACTATGTGCCATTCAGTTCTTTTTTCTCTTGACTGATATGATTTACTTACATCGTAGTCAGGATTTAACTTTTGCCTTTGTTTATCTATTTTAATTACTTTAGCATCTTTAGGTGCAGTAACTCCATCTGGAAGTCTATCGCTATGATATTTATGCTTTCTATAATATTTGTCTGGAACAGCATCTACTGCATCTACTGCTGGTTCTATTTCTTTTCCATCCTCATCTAGAACAGCATCTTTTGCTTTAATTGCTTCACTACCTTTAACCTTTGAATCTTTAACTGAACCACCCAACGCTCCACCAGTTTCATCTTTTCCTCTTTTATTATATTCTTCAAGTGTTATTTCTTCAGTCCATTGTACCTTAGTATAATCTTCCCAAATACTTGCACCATAATCATCTTTCATAAACATACCTTCCCAATGAAACATTTGACCACCACCAACTATTTGATTTCCAGATTTAGGTCTTATAACTCCTAATGGAGTATCGCCATCAGAACAAGCAACTATTTTATTTCCATCAAGTTTAACTGTTGTGCCTACTGCAATTTCTTTACCATCTTTACTTTCAAAATATTCTGCATAGTCCATTGATTGAGAAGCATTTATTGTTCCTTCAGCATTTACCACACCAGTTGATAAAATTTCAAATCTATCTGTACTATTAGCAACATCAGTAGCATCCATAAATTTGTCACCATTTCCATCTAATCTTATATAAAAAGCAGTGACTCCCCCAGTAGGATTAGTATCAGAATCTACATTCATTTGAAAACCATATACATCATTTCCAATAGTACATCCACTTTCAATATCAACATCAAGAAACTTACCATAAATATCGCCATCAACTGTTCCAGCATTTACATCTACAAAACCGTACTCACCATATAAAGTATTAACATCTGTTGAACCTGACATTTGAAGTCGGTTATAAAGACCATACCCAGTTGTATTTTCTCCACCAGCGGATTGTGCGTGAGTCTCAGAGTATATACCCATAAGATTTGAAAAACCAGCATCAGCATCGTTAAAAGTCATTGATGTTTCAAGTCCAATAAAATCATCACTTGAATCTGATGCCCCAGCAGTTTTAGTGTGTTTATTTTCTAAACCACTATATGATGCCGTTGTATCAATAGTAGAATTGTTATTTTTTATTTTACCACAAAAAACTGTCGCTTTATAAGACTGCGACATATATACTTCAGTTACAGATACATTACCAAGTGTTACTGAATTATTTCCTTGCCCTGTTGCGGCTCTACCTATAACTATTTGATTTGTTCCACCATCTGCTGATGGGTTTGCACCTTTACCAATAACGGTATTAAAATATCCTGTGGTCATTGTAGCACAGGCATCCTTACCGATTACTGTATTGTCAGCACCATTTGTCGCAACCTTACTTGCATCGTGTCCAATTACTGTATTGCCAGCCATTGTACTTGCAGTGCTTGAACCTCCACCTAATGAATTATTACCAATAGCAATATTATGATTCGCTGTGTTATTTGCTATTGTACTTGACCCACCACCCAATGCTGAATAACCAATCATTATATTAGCATCGGAATGGTCAGATGCACCATCATCTCCTAACTTGTATCCAGCTCTAAATCCTACTGCTGTTGAAAGGCTTACACCAGTTTGAGCATTTTGCATAGCCTGCATCCCAACTACAGTGTTATAACTTCCTGTTGTAATATCTTCTAAGGCATTGCTTCCTACAACTACATTGCCAATACCACTTGTTAATGAGTTAAGTGCTGAATATCCTACAGCCACTGTACCACTAGCATCAGCAGTAGCATTTGAAAATAATGATTGATTACCAATAGCAACCATCTGAGTTCCTGAAACAGTCCCAGCACCAGCGTTCATTCCTACGAAAGTGTTATCTGCTCCGTCTGTCATCACAAGACCAGTTTGCCTACCAAGAAAAGTGTTGTTACTTCCTGTAGTAATTGAGTACCCAGCCCTATATCCAACACCAGTATTTTGACTATTGCTTTGTCCACTTGCTCCAAGACCAGCTTGGTATCCTACCCAAGTATTTAATCCGCCTGTGGCATTATGTTTTGCTGTTTCATAACCTATAGCAACATTAAATTGACCATCAGTCAAAGCTCCTAATGCAGATGTACCAATCGCAATTGTACCTATTTGTTCGTGTGCTCCAGTAGCATCCAATGCTTGATGCCCAATAGCAATATTACTTTCAAGATGTCTTGCACCTGTTAATGTGCCTCCAAATAAAGCATCTGTTCCAATCGCTATATTTCGTTTTACTTCTCTATTAGTACTGCTTACTGTTCCGTCTTGCTTAGCGGCTTGCATCGCACTTGAACCAATAGCTACATTGCTTCCTTCATCGTGAGCTGCAGAATATAAAGTCGCTCTACCGATTGCGGTATTATGAAGACCAGTTGTCAAAGCTGTTCCAGACAATCTTCCAAGGGCAGTATTGCTATGACCAGTTGAAAGTTGTGCTAAACTTGTTTGACCTACAGCAGTGTTATCGCCAGAACTTGATAAAGATTGCAAAGAGCCTTGTCCTAATGCTACATTATTGCCGCCTGTTGTAACTCCTTCTAAGGCTTTGTAACCTATCCCAGTATTATTGCTGTGACTGTTTGTGCTACCAGCACCAGAACCACCACTTCCATAACCCATGTAAGTATTGTTTGTACCTGTGACATTATAAAATCCAGATATGTAACCTACAGCAGTATTACCCATAGCCTCAGTATCACCATTTTGACTGTATAGTGCTTGATGACCGATAGCTATTGTTCTATCCCCATCAGCATCTTCACTGTACAGTGCTTGATACCCAATAGCAGTGTTCCTATTTGCTGAAGTAATTGCTTTTCCAGCATCTATTCCAATGGCTACATTTCTAGCTCCTGTTGTAATTGCTAATAATGAATTATGACCTACTCCGACATTATTTGTTTCTGCTCCAGATCCACCTCTACCAGCAGACTGTCCTACATAAGTATTATTTGCTCCAGTTGTGTAAAAACCAGCTTGGTCTCCAACTGCGGTATTATTATCAGTTCCAGCATTATGATATAAAGCAGAAGTACCGATAGCAGTATTTTGAAATCCATCTGTATTAGTAAAAAGTGATTGAAAACCAAAAGCCGCATTTGAATATCCACTTGTCAAAGCACCAAGTGCTGAACCACCTACGCCTGTGTTATAATCTGCCGCATTTGTTAATGTTGCATCAGCTACTTCGTGACCAATAAATGTATTACTTACAGCTCCACTAACTATATTTAAACCAGCATTGTAACCGAACAATGTTGTGCCTACTGCTCCACTTGAATCATTATTAGATAGTGAGATTCTGGAGTTGTTGTCAATTATAAAATTTGTTGTACTTTCATTTGTTAAGAATCTATGCTGACTTGCTGTACCAGTAGTTGTGTAATCTATATGCCCACCAGATACAGCATTTAATAAATCAATATCAGAATTGCTTGTTGAACCAAATCCAAAAGAACCCATCATAGTAGTAGTTGCATAAAATTCTACAAAACCTATCGCCCCATTACCAGTTGCAGTATCTTCAAGCCTAATAGCTGGAGTGCCACTTTTGATATGCAAAATTCTATCTGGAGAGTCCTCGCCTATACCAATATTTTGGTTAGAGTCTATGGTCATAGCAACAGCATCAGCAGTCGCACCACTTGGGGTGGTTTCAAAAGTCATTTTAGTAGGCGAAGATGAACTTGTAAAGTCTGCATCTGCGTTTACCCTAATCCTTGCTATATCAGTTTGAGATGACTCGCCACCTTTAAATAAAATTGCTCCAATGCCATCATTATTAGCTACAGATGTATCAACTCTTTCTAATTGTATAGAAGCATCTGTTGCGTGTGCAAGGTGTAAAAGCTGTGCTGGAGCTGTCTTATTTATACCAATATTTCCTGACTCAGAAATAGTCATCCTAATTGGAATATTAGCACCTCCACCACCACCATTAGGTTTTGTTGCAAAATGTAGATTACCATAACTATTAGAACCGCCTCTATCGTGAATAATTGCCGCACCTACATTTGTTGTTGTCTGAGATACTCCAAAACCTATACCAACAGCCTCATTGTCATCGTTAGCTGGATTCATAATAATAAAAGGCAATTCAGATACATCTACATCTGTTGAACTAATAGAATTTGCAGTTGTTTCTATATGGAGTTTTGTCCTAATGTCATTTGAGCCAGTATTTATACCAACATTACCAGTACTAGCAAGGGTCAATATAGAATGTTGAGTACCATCACTTGCTTCAGTATGGAAAACAATATCACCGCCATGCCTTAAACTTCTTATGTTTAAGTTACCAGTATTTAAATGGTCAAGATATGAATTGCTACCATCATGGTATATTTGTATATCTTCACTTGCACCAAGTTTTAAAACCCCACCAGAACCACTTGCGTCTGGTAAAGTTAAATGACCGCCAACTTCAACTGCTGAATTGGTAGTATCTACTGTGAATACATCACCACCATCACCATTTTTGCGTACAAGTAAGGCTTCTGTATTGGTTACGTCTATTGTTGATGTGCCTTCTATAACCTCTGATAGCGAAAGTCCGATTCCACCTGAAACTGTTAAATCTCCTGTGATTGTAACATCACCATCCATTGTTCCACCATTGCCAAGATTCTTGACATTGGTTTGCCCCATTGAACCGAACATATTAAATCTCCACCATTCTTACTGCACCAGTAGTTGTGCTGGTAGAGTTAAAATTAAAATATACAGTATTACCTAATCCTCTAGGTACTGTAATAAAAAATTGTGTATTAGCTGGTATTAGTAAATCATTACTAGCATTTACATTAGTTTCAGACGTAGTAAAGTTGTAATATATTTCTACTGCTGAATATACCCCTAACGTGGATGTGCTACCTAGTAATAATTTATGTGATGTGTTTGCTACGTCTGCTGAACTTCCTGCTGTTCCTGCTGATGATACTGTCCATTTACCACCAACTGTAGCATTTACTGCTTCTTGTACTGAATGTGTATGTAGGTCTGCCATTTTTCTTCCTCTCTAAGCTATGACAATAGCGTGAACGAGACTGTGCTATGTCGTTATTTTTTAAGTTTTTTCTTTATTTTTTTAACTGCTTTTTTTGCAGCAGATTTTTTAGGTTCTTTGTACGGACTCCAATCAGATTCGCCCATTACTCTTTCATAGCCTTCTTCTTTTAGCCATTTTATTTTTTCGGGGTGTTTTTTAAAAACATCTTCTTCTAGTCTTTCTACTTTACCTAAATTTGATTTTTTCCAATATTGCATATTATCTCCAGGTGTAAGGGGGCAGGGCTAACCATACCCCCAATTTAACATTACTTGTTAAGCGTTACGGATTTTAAGACCTTTCTTATTATCTGTATCGTCTATTCTTTTCACACCATAAAGCAAATCTGCGACAACTTTAGTACCTAAAGCATCAATCGAGTATTCGCTCTGCACCCTAACGTCTTGCTGAGATGCAAACGCTACGGCTGATTTATGGAAAATAGCTCCACTAATTGTGTTAGCTCCTGCTCCACCATCATTTGCTGTGTCCACAGTATTTGACATATATACGTCAATACCATAAAGTGAACCAACAAGACCTGAACGTAGTCCTCTGTTTCCTTCGCCAACTGCATCATTTCTGATAAAGTATTGTGCGATACCAGCAGAAGGATTCAAGATGTCAGCAAAAAGAGTTGGATTAACAACCATTGCACACTCTCCATCCATATAAGGAATATCTGCTTCACCTAAAGTTGCTAATGCTTCTTCAAATTTTCCAGCAGTTAGAGTATCGTCTGCTGAAAGATTCAGTGAATCCTCTAAACTTTGTAGTTCAGTCCATATATCAGCATCAACTTGACGGCTGAGAGCCTCACCCATCATCCTTGAGTATTTTTCTACTAAATCTGCCTCTGATTGAATCAAAGTCAAATCTTCAAAAAGTTTTGCGACATATTTGTGCTTATTAACTGTTAACTGAGTTTCTGTAGTTGCGGTTGCATCATAACTAACATCAGCACCAGCAGATTTATCACTAGCACTAATCAAGCTCATTTCAGGAATGTGAAGAACATCTCCATAGCCTTTTCCTGCAAACAATGCTGAATAATCGTCAACTAAACCACGAAATACAGACTTTCTCTCAAAATACTTATAGATTCCGTCTGCCCAAATTTCTGGAATAAAATGCTGGTCAGTACTATTAGTGACAGCATCTCCTTGATAATGTTTTGACATTTTTTATTACCTCTTCATATAAGATTCCAATATTGTACCCCAGTTTTTTCTTCTATCTTCACTAGACATCTTAGTCCAATCTCCAACTTTCTCAGTAGGGATTGTTCCTTTTTTGTCTGGTGGGTTTACTTTTTCAACCTCAGTAAACTCTTCAACAATACTTAAAAGAACTTCAGTATCAACATTGGCAAATTTTTCACGTTTCGATTCAGGAAGTTGAGCCAAAGCACCTTCACGAAGTCTAGAATCCATTGAATCCCATCTATCCTTGTAAGGCTTATAAGATTCAAGCTGTTTGACAAGTTCTGCATTTAGCTCTTGCCACTTCTCTTCTTCTTGAAGTTTTGCTCTCTTACCCTCTTCCTCTTTACTTTTAAAAGATTCAAGCATCTCACGAAGGTCATTTCTTTCTGAAATAACTTCATTTAATCTTGAAATTGGTACATTGTTTTCGTCTTTAGTGACGGCTTCCTGTTTTACATCTGGCTCGATGGTCGTTTCTTCAGACATTTTTACCTCTTCAGTGAGTTATTAAATATAC